TAAAAATTTGAAAGTGTTAGAAGATGCTGACATTGTCACTGTTTTTGGTTTCGGATCAGGAGGAAGTACCATGCCTGATTCTATTGTTGGTTTTGCGAGTCCCTTAGGTTGGTGTAATGCCCAGACTCGTTGTGGAGATTGTACTTCACCCGTCTTGAATAAAGATGGTCATATTGTTGGTTTTTGGACTAATGGCAATGGAGTTGATTTTGGAAGATTTGAAAGAGTCACACCAGAATTCATTGAGTTAGCGAAGAAGAAGTTGGGACCTGTACATATAGGTCTGGATTTTCTGTCTTCCCCCCGCTCCCTATAGAAATTATTGAGCGGCCGTTCTATGAACGGTATCCTTCTCAATATTTAGTGAAGGATGGGGGACCAGTGTTTTCTGAAGATATGTATATACCAGAATTACACGAACAATATTTGAAAGAAGAATACTTTCCATTGGTTATGTCGATAAAGCGTAACCCAAGATATAAAAATAAACGGTCAATTGATCCTCAAATGAAGTGTTTTCTAGATGAAAATAAAATTGAGGAATCACCGGATTGGGGATTACCTATTCCAAATCCGACTGCCGATTATAAATCACTGTCGAAGTATGAGAAAGACCTACTTTATATGTCACCCGATATGGTTTGTGACATGAATAAAGCTTGGGAATGGACAGAACGACATTTTGGTCCTTACATGAGCGAAAGTCGCGTGAGGAGTGCTGAAGAGGTGATAAATAGTCTTGATAAAACTACTAGCTCAGGCGCACCATTTAATCAGATTTATCCGACTAAACGAGAGTTGTTGGAAACTGACACATCATTTGTTGAATGGATAAATGATGATTGGGAGCGATTAGCGACAGATCCTTTATGGACAAGTCCTAGTACGAGTTCCTTGAAAGAAGAAATTCGTCCTACTGTCAAAATAAAAGCGAATAAGATTCGAACTTTTATGGCGATGGCTACAGATATTACGATACACGGAAATCGTTTATTTGCAGATATGAATGAAAAGATGAACGCAAGTTATTTGTGTTCCTCCTCCGCTGTGGGTATGAGTCCCTACGAAGGAAATTGGAACCGCTTGTTCCATAAATTAAGTGCCTTTACAAAAGGCTATGCTCTTGATGAATCAGAATATGATTCTTCATTGCGTGCATATATGATGTGGGGTTGTGCTCAACTGCGATGGAAAATGTTGCGGGAAGAGGATCGAACTCCAGAAAATCTCGTTAGATTGAAAACAATTTATCGAAACTTAATTAATACACTCGTGATCACACCTGAAGGGATTATGGTCATGAAGTTAGCTGGAAATCCATCCGGCTCAATGAATACCATTAATGATAATACGTTAGTTTTATACACATTGATGGCTTATGCTTGGATTAGAAATTGTCCAAATGCCGAAACCTCTTATACAGAGTTCGAAGATAATACTGCTAAGGCGCTTGTTGGAGACGACAACACTTGGACCGTGTCAGATTATGCTCATGAGTTTTATAATGGTTCAACTGTTATAGAATGTTGGAAGCAGATTGGTGTTACAACGACCACTGACTCCCTT